ATCGCCGGGATCGAGGAGAAGCGGACCGCATGGAAGGAACGGGAATCCATGGCGGAGGCCGCGCTCGCCGAGATGACGGACGAGACGACCGCAGAGGAGAGGGCCGCTTTTGACGCCGAGTGCGCCGAGATCGAGGCCGAGGACAAGGCGATCACCGCGGAGGAGGAGGCGAATTCCACCCGCGCGGCGGAGCTGGACGGGAAGATCTCCGCGCTGGAAGCGGAGGAGCAGGAACTGAAGGACAAGGCCGAGGCCGCCCGCGCGCAGAAGCCCGCGGAGAAGCCCGCCGAAAACACCAACACCAGAGGAGGGGTTGAGATCATGAATTTCGCTGACGAAAGAGCCCGCAGGGCCGCGGAGATCCGCGAGATCTGCAAAAACGACGAGGTGAGGAACTTCCTCGGCGTCATCAAGGAAAAGAGAGCGGTCGCCGGCGCGCCGTACACCATCCCGAAGGTGATGCTGCCCCTGGTGGTGGAGGCGATCAGCCGCAATTCCAAGCTGCTGAAGCACGTGAACTACGACGACATCTCCGGCGAGGGGCTCGTCAACGTGCTGGCGGCGGCTCCCGAGGCCGTCTGGACGGCGACCACCGGCAAGATCAACGAGGTCACCCTGACGGTGAACCAGATCCAGACCGCCGGCTCGAAGCTGGGCGCGTTCGTGCCGGTGCCGAATCCCTATCTGGAGGACAGCGCCGAGGATCTGGCGGGCATCGTGATCGATCAGCTCGGCCAGGGCAACGGCTACGCCCTCGACAAGGCGATCCTCTACGGCACTGGGTCCAACATGCCCGTGGGCATCGCCACCCGTCTGGCCGCGACCGCCGCTCCCGCCTGGTGGCAGGCCTCCATGCCGACCTTCACCGACCTGCACGCTTCCCACATCGGCAAGCTGTCTGCTGCCTCCGTCAAGGGCGCGGCGCTGTATCAGGAGGCCGTCGGTATCCTCGGCACGGCGGAGCAGAAGCACCTCGGTAAGGGCGGCCTGTTCTGGGCCATGAGCCAGGGCACCTACATGAAGCTGAAGCAGGAGCTGATCTCCATCAACGCGGTCGGCGCCCTCGTCACCGGCGCGGACATGATCATGCCGGTTCTGGGCGGCGCGGTGGAGCTGCTGGACTTCGTGCCCGCCGGAAACATCATCGGCGGCTGGGGCCAGGACTACAAGCTGATCCGCAGACGCGGCATCCAGATCGCGGCCTCCGAGCACGCGCAGTTCGTGGAGGACAACACCCTCTACAAGTGCACCTCCCGCTGGGACGGCATGCCGATCGCGGGCGAAGCCTTCGCCATCTTCTCCCTGACCACCACCGCGGCGGCCACCACCGTGACCTTCGCCACCGACACGGCCAACCAGGTCTCGGGCGGCTGATTATAACCAAGACGAAAGGAGGCGGAGCGGATGGATTTTGAGCAGGTCGTGAAGATGTGCCGGGCGCGGCTGAACCGGGTCTACGCCGGGACGCAGAACGCCGGGCAGTATGCCCAAACCGACGGATTCGACGAGTATGTGCGGATGCGCTGCTCCGCCGCCGAGGACGAGATGCGGGCCATGGGGATCGAGCTGGACGGCTCTCCGGCGGACGTGATGCTGTTGACGGATTACGTCTGCTGGCAGTACGCGAACCGGGACAAAGGCGAGGACGATCCCATGTGGCTCAGACGGCGGATCAAAAACCGCTGGATCAGGGAGGCGGCGCGCCGTGATTCTTGATCGTGGAATTCTGACGCTGTACCACCCCGCCACCACCGCGGCGGTCCGGCCCGGAAACAGGCCCGAGGACGGCATGACGGAATACCACCGGGGATGGTACGGCGCGCGCGTGGTGGGCTACAATCGCTTTTTCGCCGGTCAGGGGGCCGGTACCCGTGTGGATCAGATCGTGAGAATTCTGCGCCCTCACGCGCCTGTGGCGGCGATGCCGGAGAACCGGGGCGGAGATCTGTGCCGTCTGGCCGACGGGTATCTCTATCGGGTCGTGCAGGCCCAATACCTGACGGACGAGGAATCCGGGGAGGAGGTCTGCGACCTCTCTCTGGAGCGGATCGGCGAAAAGTTTGAAAAGGGGGCGGGCATATGATCATCCAGGACGTGCGGGACGCGCTGCTGAGCGTGCTTCCGGACCGGGTCTATCACTATCTCGCTCCGACGGACGCCGCGGACAGACGGGAGGCCTATGCGGTATGGGGGGAGACCGGGATCGAGCCCTTCGACGCGGATGACGGTTTCTGCGAATGGGCGGTGACCGGGATGATCTACTTCTACACCCCGGAGGAGTACGACCGGCGGTTTGACGCCCTGTGCGCGGCGCTGGACTCCGTGGGGATCACGCTCCGGCCGGGGCGGATCGCCTGGGACGACACGACGCAGCAAATGGCATACGAGCTGAGCTGGTCCGCGGCCTGCGAGCCCGGCGGCATGTACGCGGAGGAGGACGGATGAGCAAGGCGACGTTTCTCCGGGACAAAGAGTTCGAGTGGTTCCTGTCCTCCGTGGGCGACTGGCTTCCGGAGGCCATCGAGGAGGCGCTGAGAGCCGGGGCGTCGGTGCTGGCGGCGGAGATGAAGGCCAATCTCCGGGGCGAGATCGCGGACCGGCAGGCGGTCGAGCTGGTGAACTCCTTCGGCATCACGCCGGTGGGCCAGGACAAGAACCGGGTGTGGAACGTGCATCTCGGATTCGACGGCTATCAGAAGCCGGGTACGGGCCAATGGAAGGACACGGGGATCCCGTTCCAGATGATCGCCCGGGTCTTTGAGTCCGGCTCGGTGAAGGACGGGTACCAGTGGCGGCGGCCCACGCATTTCGCGCGGCGTGCGGTTCAGGCCAAACGAAAGCAGGCGGAGGACGCTATGAAAAACGCCGCGGAGGCGATGATCGCCAAGAGCCGCGGAGGAAGAGGAGGATAACATGGCAAAAATCGGCATGAAATACCCGCGGTACGCGAAAATCACCGTCACCGAGGGCGACAACGGGGTCGAGTCCGAGACCTACGGGACGGTGAAGACGGCGGGGCGGGCGATCTCGGCCAACATCACCACCAACATTTCGGACGAGAAATTCTACGCGGACGACAACGTGGCCGAGGTGGATCCGGAATTCATCGACGGCTCCATGGCGCTGAGCGTGGACGAGATGACGGCGGAGGTGATCTCCGATCTGACCGGCGCGTCCCTCAGCTCCGGCACGGGCGGCACCGGGGATCTGACCTTCTCGGCGGACGACGCGGCGCCCTATGTCCGGTTCGGCTTCGTGGTTCCCATGATGGTCAGCGGCGTGAAGAAGTGGATCGGCGTCGTGTTCCTGCGGGTGAAATTCGGCCCTCCGGACGACAGCTATCAGACCAAGGGCCAGAACATCCAGTTCCAGGGCACGACCATCAACGGCGACATCATGAAGAACGCGAACGGGTGCTGGAAGATGCAGAGCGCCTGGAAGGACACGGAGGCCGCGGCGGTGACCTGGCTGGACGCCAATCTGGCGCCGACGCCGTGAGGTGAATCATGAGGACGCTGGTGCTGGACGGCGAGGAGTACATCCTTCGCTGTGACCTCAACGTGATCGACGAGATCGAGCGGAAGTTCGTCTCGGTGGAGGCCTGCAAGACCATCGCGGCGGCAGGTGTGGCCGGATCCGCGGGGGCTGTGAAATTCCTGGCGGCGGTCATGATCAACGAGCAGTTCGCGGCAGCCGGCGACAAGAAAAGGGTGACGGAGGAATTCGTGGGGAGGCATCTCGGCGGATTCCTCGCGCCCGTTCTGACGCCGATCTTCGAGGAGCTGGCCGACTGCATGACGCCAAAAAACCGGGACGGCGCGGACGGAACGACGACATCCATGTGATGGAGGAGGAGGACGAGAATCCTCCGCGTTTCGCTCCGCGCCTCTCCAATATTGCGGTCCGGCGGCTGGGATACACCCGCACCGAGGCCGGATTCCGCCGGGCCGGGCAGATCATGGACGAGCTGGAGGATCTGGTCCGGCTGGAGCGGGAGGCCATGGATCAGCAGGGGCAGGCTCAGGGCCGGGACGACACGTTGGGCTGGATGACGGACGAGAATCAGAAGGAGGTGTGGTAAATGGCAGACGCCGGGATCCGGCTGACCATCGAGGGCGAGAAGGAGTTCCGGGCGGCTCTGGCCGAGTGCGACGCCGCCGTCAAGGAGAATCAGAAGGCCCTGAAGGTTTTGTCGGAGGAGTACAAGCTCAACGACGCCCGGATGAAGGACTCGACGTCCGGGCTCGGGTCCATGGCGGAGGCGCAGGACGTGCTCCGCATGAAGGGGAAGGCTCTGGCGGACTCCATCGAGGTCCAGCGGGAGAAGATGAACCTTCTGGCCGAGAGGACCCGGGAGGCTTCGGAGGCCTACGGGGAGAACGACAAGAGGACCCAGGCCCTCCGGATGCAGACCATGGACGCCATGGCCGCGCTGGACAAGCTGACCCGGGAACAGGAGCTGAACCGGCAGGCGATGCTGGACGCGAAAAACTCCACCCGGGAGTACGAGGACGCCGTGAAGACCCTCGAGGCCCAGCTCTCGGCCAACGAGGCGGAGCTGAAGGCCATGGGCGGCGGCATGGAGGCTCTGCAGAAGGAATACGGGAATCTCGGAAAATCCTCCGAGGATCTGCAGAAGAAGTCGGAGAACCTCCGGAGGCAGAACGAGAATCTGACGGCGCAGAACGGGAAGCTGTCCGACTCCATCACGAAGCAGCGGGAGATGGTGGACAACCTCACGAAGGCGCAGGAGGCCACGATCAAGCGGTACGGCGAGGGGTCGAAGGAGGCGGAGGCGTACCGGAAGAGGATCGCGGAGGCCTCGGGGCAGCTGGACCAGATGGAGCGGGAGTTACGGGCGAACGAGGAGGCCATACGGGACAATAATCAGGCCATCGCGAACGGCGGGGAGGCTCCGATGTCTCTGCTGGACGGGCTGAAAAAGGTCGAGGAGATGACCGGGATCAAGATTCCGGCCGGGGTCGAGAAGATGATCGGGAGTTTCGGCGGAGGCGCGCTTGCTGTGGGCGGCATTGTGTCGGCTCTCGTCGAGGTGGGCAAGAAAATGGAGGAGATCTGGAAGGAGAGCGTCGAATGGGCCAACGATATTTCCACAACGTCGGCAGAACTGGGCACCAGCACGGATCACCTTCAGGAACTGGATCATGTCGCTTTGGAGCTTGGAACGGATATTTCAAACTTCACCACCGCGCTCGCGAAAATCGCTCCGGAAGCCGGGAAGGCGCTGCTGGCAAACAGAGGGCTGGTAGAAGAGCTGCAGGCAGAGAGGGATGCCGCAGACGAGGCATTATCTGCTCTTTCTGAAAAGTGGGACGCTCAGGAGGAAGCAACGGATGCGGCGAAGGACTATTATGAAACGACAAGAGAAGCGTATACACAAGCTCTGAGCCGGTGGGAAGAGGTAAGCAAACAAATGCGCGCCGTGTCCAGCGACGGCGAAAAAATCAAAGAGGCCCTGAAGCCATGGCAGGAAGCCATGGAGAAAGCTGATGACCAAAAGAAAAGCGCACTTGAAACATACGAGAAAGAACTGGAAAAGCTGGAAGAACTGAAAGCTGAGTATTATGAACAGGAAGACGCCGTTGCGGCTATCGTCCAAAAACAGGATGAAGCCAGGGAAGCAGTAAAATCCGGCATTGTGACCTGGGATCAGTTCGGGGTCGCGCTGACGGACACGGAAGGGAATGCCCGGGATACACTGGACGTTCTGCTGGACGTGCTCGAATATTTTGAAAAAGAGTATCCGGACTCGCTCACGCGGACAGCCGCCATGGAGGAAACCTTCGGAAGAAAAACATCAATCGCCATGAACGGCATACTCGAGGCAGGAATCGAAAATGTACGCCGTCTGATGCAGGAAGCCAGAGACCAGAATCTTGTCAGAAGCGAAGAAGAAATAGCCATGCTTGACAAGACCGGAAAAGGATTAGACAAATACAAAGAAAAACAGGAAAGCATAAACAAGGAATACGCCGCATGGCGCGCGGCACAGGACAATGTTTTCCTGGATCTGCTTTCCTATCTGGGACAGGCCGGAGAAAAGCTTGACGAGTTTTTTGCAAAAATCACCATGGGGGCAGATTACAAACCATGGGATCCGTCGCAGGGAAGCAGTCTTCACGACATCATAAAAGACGCGATGAAAAGGAATGCTTACGGCTACGCCTCCGGCACCATGTACGCGCCGGGCGGATACTCGCTGGTGGGCGAGAGAGGTCCGGAGATCGTGGAGCTGCCGCGGGGATCGAAGGTGTTCCCGAATGGGGTTCTGCCCGCGGGGTTCGGCGGCGGGTCCACGGTGAACGAGTCGAACGTTTATAATATTACCATCGACGCGGCGAGCGTGGAGGAATTCAGCGACATCGTGCGGATCGCCCAGGGCGCGCGGGTCGGGATGAGGAGGGGGTGAGGAGTTGGGCACGGTATACGGAGCGTACAGGTATCAGGTATACTATGACGGACGCACCGAGCAGGACGGATACTACGCGTCCGGCAAATCCGCGGGATGGTATTACGACGTCGCTCAGCTGATATATGGGCCGCATATCATAAGAAGGTCGTACTGCGCCGGGGTCGAGCTGGACGGAGGAGTCCATCTGTTCGACTACATCGAGCCCAGAGCCGCGGATCAGAGCCGGTTCACCCTGACAGCCACCCTGCGGAATGCCGTCGTGCCGTCCGTGGCGGTGGGCATTCTGACCAGCCGGATCAGCAGCGGAGCGTTTGCGCGGTATACGCAGCTGCGCGAAAACGCCAACATTATTGGGACGATCTCGCCCGGGAGCACGTCGGCGACGTTCAGCCTGACGCACGACCAGGCGGAGAAGGCGCAGTTATACGGCGTAAAGTTTTTTCCGGCCAGCGAATTCGGGGAGACTAGTTCCACGGCGATTCCCGACGCCTCGCTGGTTTACACCCCGATCAATCCGGCGTCGCGGGGACGGGTGACGGATCTGGTGCCCGGGAACTATGCCTCCATCGTGGCGTCCGAGGACACGGAAATCAGCTACACCTACCACCACGACTACGGCGGGTACGCGCAGGCCTGGCTCGGGGTGATCGCGGTGAATCAGGACACGGGGAAGAACGTGCTGATCGCGCGGAAGAAATCCGTCAGCGTTCCGGACGGCGGGAGAGGGACCTTTACGATCCCGGCGGGGACGCTGAGCGCGGGCCGGTGGACCATCACGATCTCCGCGGCTCCGGCGGCGTCTGCGAATTATTACGCGGACACGGACGATTTCTGGGTGACGGGTCAGGAGTTCGTGTACACGGTCCGGGAGAATCCCTCCGCGTCCGGCGTGGTCTGCGACGGGAGGCCGATCCCGGAGGTGGAGTGGACGGGCGTGTCCCAGGCGGCCTATCAGGTGCGCTTCGGCGACTACGATTCCGGCGCCAGGGCGGGCACGGGGACGTCGTTCATTGTCCCGCGTATTTTCCGCGACGGCGCGTATCCGGTGACGGTCCGGACGGCCTCCTCCGCGGGCACCTGGTCCGACTGGACGGAGACGGAGTACGTCACGGTCCGGAATGTGGAGCCCGCCGGGGATTTCTCGGCTCAGGCGGCGCAGGACGGCGTGAACATGCGGATCTCGTGGACGGTGTTCGCGGGCGCCGCGCATTACGCCGTATTCCGCGACGGGGAGATGATCGCCGTGACGGATCCGGATGCGGATCAGGTCATCGACCGGCTCGGTGCGGGCGGGAGCTACGAGGTGCTGGCGGTGACGGCGGACCGGTATTATAAGTCCTCGGGCCAAATTGCCGGACGTCTGCGGCTGGCGGCGGATCTTATCTCGGCGGACGGCGGCTACACCTGGCTGGCCGGGCGTCTGACACCGGAGCGGAAATCCCAGCCGGAGGACGTGCGGGAGGACATCTCGTTCGTGTACTATGCCGGGCGGGAGAAGCCGACGGCGTTCCGGACGGGGCAGAAAAACCGGTCGAAGTCCTTCGTGTACGTCTTCAAGAACCGGACACCGGCCCGGACGCTCCGCTCTCTGGTGGGCTCCGAGGTGATCGTGAAAACCACCCGGGGCGAGCACATCCGGGGCGTGATCCCGGAAATGAACTGGGGAGACGCGCGGTTCGTGTCGCCGTCGTTCCAGATCCGGGAGGTCTGGGGAGAGGAGGACGGCCTTGAGTATCCGACTGAATAATGTCAACGCCGTCCGGTACCGCTTCACGGTCTGGCGGGGAGGCGCGCCGCTGGTTTATAACGGCCGGGCGGTGGAGCTGGAGCCCTTCGGTTCCGGCACGCTGATCCACGACAACGGCGCGGAGCTGCAGGATTCGATTCAGCAGACCTTCCTCGACTACCGGCCCATGGGCGTGGATTTCGTCGGGGACATCCTCCGAGTGGAATGCGACATAAACGGGCAGACCTTCCCGCTGGGCCGGTACTGCGTCACCACCGAGCGTCCGGGATCCTCCGCGGGCGTCCGGACGGTGGAGATCGAGGGCTACTCGCTGCTGTGGATCCTGACGCAGTGCAAGATCGAGACGATCCGCACGTGGAGCGCCGGGACGAAATACACCGAGGTGATCGCGGGACTGCTGACCGAGGCGGGCTTCACGGAGTACGAGATCGAGGAGTCCTCCGCGGTGCTGGCCACGGACCGGGCGGACTGGGACATCGGGACGGAGTTCCTCGAGATCATAGGCGACCTGCTGGCGGAGATCAACTACAATCCCCTGTTCGCGGACTTCTCCGGGGTGATCCGGGCGACGAAATACAGCGCGCCGACGCTCTCCGGGGTGACGCATACCTACACCGAGGGCCGGGATTCGGTGATCCGGGCGGACTATGATTCGGAGCTGGACCGGTTCGGCGTGGCCAACGTGTTCATCGTGATCTGCGACTCGCCGGAGCGCACGGCCACGCTCAGGGCGGAGGCGGTGAACGCGGATCCGGCCTCGCCGTACTCCACCGTCAGCCTGGGACGGCGCGTCCCGCACATCGAGCGGGTGGACAACACCCCGAATCTGACGGCGCTCCAGGACACGGCGGACCGGCTCCGGTCGGAATCCATGCAGACCTCGGAGCGGATCGAGATCACGACGGCGCCCCAGCCGGATCACGAGGCCAACGAGACCCTGCTGGTGCAGGTCGGAGATCTGGCCGGGGTGTACCGGGAAACCGGATTTGAATTCGAGCTGTCCCCCGGCGGGCAGATGAAGCACAAGGCGGTGAGGGTGATCGTATGAGCAGGATCGGAAACAATCCCTTCGAGGAGCTCTTCAAGGCCCTGACCGCGCAGATCCTGGCGGCGGCGAAGGAGCTGGCCATCGGCACCGTCAGCAGCGTATCGACGACCGGCATCGGGATCACCATCGACGGCGACAGCTCCGGCGCGAAAAAGTACACCTGCAACCGGGCGGCGCGCTTTGCCTCCGGAGACCGGGTCCTCTGCGCGCGTGAGTCCGGCACGTGGGTGGTGATCTGCAAAATCGGCAATCCCGGCGGACCGGTGGGCAAGACCACGGCCATGTCCCAGCAGGTGGGCGTGGACGCGGACGGGAAACTCTGGACGGAGCCTCCCGGCGCTTATAATCTCCCGACTGCCTCCACCTCCGCGCTGGGCGGGATCAAGACCTCGGAGGCCTTCAGCTCCACGAAGCACACGGCGAAGGTGGCGGTGGACTCCTCCGGAGTGCTCTTCGCGGAGACCTACAGTCTCCCGACCGCCGGAGCGTCGACCCTCGGCGGCGTGAAGCCGGTGTCGAAAACCTCGGCCATGACGCAGGAGGTCGGCGTGGACTCCTCCGGGAAGCTCTACACGAAGCCGGGAGAGGGCGCGTATACGCTCCCGACGGCCTCCACCTCCGCGCTGGGCGGGATCAAGACCTCGGAGGCCTACAGCTCCACGAAGCACACGGCGAAGGTGGCGGTGAACTCCTCCGGGGTGCTGTACGCGGAGGCCTACGATCTCCCGACCGCCGGAGCGTCGACCCTCGGCGGCGTGAAGCCGGTGGCCAAAACCTCGGCCATGACGCAGGACGTGGGCGTGGACTCCTCCGGGAAGCTCTACACGGCGCCTCCGGCCAGCTCCGGCATTCCGACGGCGTCCACCAGTACGCTGGGCGGGATCAAGACCTCGGAGGCCTACAGCTCCACGAAGCACACGGCAAAAGTCGCCGTCAACAGCTCCGGGGTGCTCTACGCGGAGGCCTACGATCTCCCGAAGGCCACGACCTCCGCTCTGGGAGGCGTCATGGGCGCGGCCACGTACAGCTCCACGAAGCACACCCTGGAGGTGGCGGTGGACTCCTACGGCAAGCTGCACGCGGAGGCGCCGTCGGGCGGGAACGTGTCGCGCCTGTACGCAGGGACGAGTACGACGTACTACGCGGAGCTGAATTCGTCCAAGGTGTTCGCGCCCAACGGGACGGGATTCAACCTCGGATCCACGAGCTA